CGGCCTTCGCATACTCGGCCTCCGCCTCCAGCCGGGTCTCGATGAGAGCACTCCTGGCACGGTCGGTGTGCGGCACGACGCGCGGTACGGGATGCCAGTTCGCGAGGTTCCCTGTGCCGCACCGGAAGTCCGCCCACCATTTGGCAGTCTCGAGCACGCGTCCTGGGAGCGGCTGCACCCCGGGCTCCTGTCCAGGCGATCGGTAGCCGCACTCGAGGACGATCATACGGGCGAAGAACCCGTTTGTGAGCATGCGCTCCGAGAGCGCCTCGTAGTAGTGATTCGGAATCGCAGTGCCGAGTACCACGAGACAGGGCTGGTCGATCGCGCCGGGTGAGTCCTTGCCGGCCCTTCTGCGCATCGGGAAGACCGAGTTCGCTGACGAGTACATGGTCAACATCGTCCCCATGATGTTCTCGTGCCTGGCGTCCCTGGCCTTGTTGATCGACTGGAGCATCCCGTCTATCTCGTCCGTCTGAAACAGCATGCACGGCTCTGCGAAGAGCGCGTCCTGGAGGCCTTCGCCCGAGGCGAAGCGCCCGCCGACATGATCGGACAGCCCGACCGCGTGGAGGATCTCCGTGTTGAGCTTCCGTGGGTGCTCTTTCCCTGCAGATGAGTGGGCCAGGCCGAGCAGGTACACGTTCGTGCGGTTATCGCCCGGGTCGCGGACCTTGCGTCCGGCAAGGACGGCCTGAAGCGCGAGCGCGCCGGCGAACGCCATGACCGGGTTTGGGTACGGGGCCGTCTCCAGGCAGTGGTCCATGACCTCCGAGACGAAGCCGGGCACGCGGAAGAGCTCGTCCGGCATCGGGCCCGGATCGGACGCTGCAGGCATCGTGTCGTCGGGAGGCGCCACGTGCTCCATGTCCTGCGCCCAGTGGTTCTCCGCCACGGCGACGGCCACTTCGTCGGGCTGGTAGCGGGAGACACTCGCCGCGATTCGCTCGACTTCGCCCTCAGGAAGCGGTGGCTGGCATCGCCTCTGGTTGACTTGGAGTAGAGCCGGGAGGATCTCCTCCTCGCTCATGCCCACTCGGCGCATGGTTCCGCCGAGTCGCGCAAGGGTGGCGTTTCTCTGGCCCCTTGGTATCACGTTGCCATCCGGCGCGAGATCGTGGCCCTGTGGTGCCCTGTGCGCGCCCGTGGGCGCCCCGTTCGCGCCAAGCGCGTCCAGTGCGGCCGTCAGCCACTCGGGCGGCTCGGGCAGCCCCGCGACCTCATCGAGCGCGAAGCCCTCGCCCCACCGATACTCCTTCCCATCCACGACCGACGGCGGCAGCAGGATGTAGCCTCCGTTCGCGCGCGTGTCGACCTTCGGAGCGACCCTGCCTGCCGTGTTCCCCCATCCCTTGCCGGGCGGCTGGCGGAAGATGTAGTGCCGGCCTCCGCGCGGCGTCAGCGAAACGGCACCGCAAGAGAGGTCGAGCACCCTCGTCGGTTCCTCGGGCCACGTGTTGTCCGCACCATCCACATCGACAACCAGAAGACCGGCCGTCGGCATGGCTACGTTCGCGTCGGGGTGCCGTTCCCACCACGCCTCGATCTGAACGCTATCGGTCGTCGCGTCCTTGAAGCCGTGAGGAGTGAGCGGCGCTTTCTCTCCCCCTGCGCACGGGAAGACCGGATAGCCCCGCTCGGCGTAGCGCAGGGCGGCGTCAAGCAGCGCGCTCAAAACGGCACTCCTCCATCGCCGGAGTAGGCACTGCACTCATCACCCAACAGGTCGTCCCAGTCGTCGACAGGTTCCGTCCACGGAGGCCTTCCATCGAGCTCGTATCCGGTGATCGAGTCGTACTTCTCCCCCACCACGCTCCGCACCGTGATGGACCTCGTCTTGCAGAGTGCTCCGGACTGTGCGAGCTCGACGGCTTCTTCCGCCGACTCGGGAATCGGGGCGTTGGAACGGCGGCGCCACCATGACTCGGCCTTGAGGCGCGGCCACCCCCTATGCTCGAAGCAGATCCACTCGGACTGGTACTTGCGGAAGCCGATGCGGTACTCGACCCTGAGAGTCCTTGGCGCGTCTTCGGGCGCTCCCCGCTTGTGGTGCACGTTGTAGTACACCGCCTCCACCGGGTACACGGTGGTTGAGGATTCGCCGGAGAGGATGCCCTCCGTCGATGCCGTCGCGTCGTGTGTCTGGCGCTCCGGTGGCGGGAACTCGTATCCGCAGTCGGGACACACCGCATACCCTGCTGCGATGATGCTCAGGCACTCGGGACACTGCTTCGCAGGCGCCTCGCCGTTTCCCCTGTGGTTCACCCTGCGGATGCGGATGGCATCCACCGGACCGTGCCGGAGGACGTTTCCTCCGAAGTCAAGGACAAGACAATTGTCCTTTCCGTCATCGAGCCTGAACCCGCGCCCGACCATCTGGTAGTAGAGCCCGGGCGAGAGCGTGGGCCGAACCATCGCGATGCAGTCAATGTTGGGTGCGTCGAAGCCCATTGTTAGGACGTTGACGTTCACCAGGTACTTGAGCATCCCGTTCTTGAAGCTCGCAAGAGCGCGGTCCCGCTCATCTCCCGCCGTCACGCCGAAGACCGTCTCAACTTCATCTCCCGAGATCTGCCGCAGCACCTCCGCCACGTGTTCCCCGTGCCGAACGCCGCTCGTGAAGACGAGCACGGACCGGCGTTCCTGTGTGTATTCGACGATCTCCCGGCATGCGGACTCGACGAGCTCGTCGGTGTCCATGAGATCCTCCGCCTCACTCGCGACGAACTCACCTGCGCGCACGTGCAGTCCCGATGTGTCGATCACCTCCCGGGTGCCCTTCGTGACGAGGGGGCACAGATAGCCCTGGACAATCAGTTCCTTGACGCCGATCTCGTAGCAGACGTGGTTCAGCACGTTGTCCGGCTCGCAGATCGTCCCGCTCTTCATGCGGAACGGCGTGGCCGTAAGCCCTATCACCCGCACATTCGGATTGACGCTCCGGGCATCTTCGAGAAACGACCGGTACATCCCGTCTCCGTCCGGCGGGATCATGTGCGCCTCATCGATGATGACGAGATCGAACGCGTCGAGTTCGCAGGCGCGACGGTAGACGGACTGGATGCCGGCGACGATGATCGGGTGCTCGGTGTCACGGCACTTCAGGCCGGCGGAGTAGATCCCGGTCTTCAACCACATCTCCGGCGCAACGATCTTGAGCTTCTCAACGGCCTGCTCGAGGAGCTCCCTGACGTGTGCCACAATAACAACGCGACCGCTCCACGTGCCTACCGCGTCACGGCAGACCGTGGCCATGACGGGCGTCTTGCCTCCGCCGGTCGGAATCACCACGCAGGGGTTGTCGTCGCGTTCCCGCAGGTGGCGGTAGATCGCCCCGACGGCTTCCTCCTGGTAGGATCTGAGCTTGAGCATTCACACCTTCCGTATGCGGACGATGGTCCGACCGGACGGCACGCATCCCCGCTTCTCGATCTTGAGTTGCACGATCTGACCGTCGTTGTGGAACGCGCCTCCGTGCTCGAGCGCGTCCAGGAGCGCCTTCTGCACGTTGTCGATGTCGCGCCGGCGCCGGTCGGGCGGGTAGACCTCTACCTCGACACGCAGCGGCCCGGCGAGCGGCTTGACACCCGAAGCCGCGAGGAGCGAGCAGACTCTCCTTCTGAACCTGCGCCCCTCGCGGCTGATGAGCGTCCTGTGGCCCACGCGTCTGTAGTAGTGGTTCACCGAGGGAGGAAACGGCAGCTCGAGTTCGATCATCGGCGCGCCCAGGGCGGAGTGTCCGTCGTCTCCTGCTGGGGCGTGCTGTCAATCGCTTCCTTCTTCGCGTAGCCGCGGACCTCGTTCACGATGTCGCCCGTGTCCTCGCGCTTCTTGCACTTCACGGTGACGAGGAGCGGCAGGTTGTGGAGCTCGAGCGAGTCCTTGGGCTGCATGACGCCGACGGCGCGACAGATCGCGGATAGCTCGCCGCGCGCGATCTGGACGGCGAGGGCGTTCGGGTTGTCGAGGTTCAGCCTGGACCAGAGCAGGCGGCCCTTGTAGGCACCGTCGACGATCTGGAAGGTGAGCTCGAGGTAGCTGCCGTTGCCGTTCTTCGTCGGCTTCATCTCCGAGTCGGTAATGATGGCGAGATACTTGCCCGCCGGGATCGGCTCGAAGTCGGTGGCGGGATCAACATTGCGTGCATCGAAACCGTTCAGGTTGGCCATGGTCAGTTCGCTCCTTTGCTCTTGTGGTCGTGCGGTGCGTCGTCGGCTCTGCCGTTCAGGTGCCGGGCGTACACGCTCCAGTCCAGCGGCATCTCTACGGGGAGGTTCAGCCGATTCTTCGCCACGTGGGCGGGCCGTTCGGCCGTGCGGAGGATGCGCTCACCGGTGCCGATGCCGTGGGTCCGCTTGCGGTTGAAGCCCTCGTCGGTCTGCTTCGTGTAGACCTTGAAGTTGGCGAAGAGGACCTCGTCGCACCACTCCTGGACCACCTGCGACGCCAGCCGGTGAAGGCGCGGCACGTAGCGGTCGTACGAGTCCGTCTCGGGGTTCTCAAAGCGCTCGATCCGGGCGTGCGCGATCAGGACGACCATCATCCCTCTGTCGTTGCGTAGAGCGGTGAGGCCTTCCAGAAACTCGCGCCACTGCGTCAGAGCGAAGACGTAGCCCTTCGCGTAGCCGATGTCCTCGACGCTCTCCACGTTGCGCTTGCGGCAGACCTCGGCCCAGATCAGGCGCTCGAGCCAGTCCAGTGAATCGACCACGACCGTCCGGAATGCGTGCTTGTCGGTGTAGAGCTCCGACAGGGCCTGCATGGCCTGATCGAACGTCGTGGTGAGCGGGAACTTGTCGCACTCGATCTCGCCCAGCCCGTCCTCGGTCTGGACGAAGACGGGCTTGGGCGCGTGTGATGCGAACGTGCTCTTCCCCACGCCGTGCGTCCCGTAGAGCATCAGACGTCTCGGGGCCGGGC